ATGGAATAGGTAATATAGATTTTTATAAATATGAGACTGTATTATGCACAGATGACACTTGCAACATTATTAGATTTTATATTGATAGTAAAGAAGTTGGAGCAAATAAGATTTTATCAATGAAAGAATTACAAGCAATAAATAAAAAGTGCAAAGAATTGGGGTGGGTATAAATGGAATTAGAAGAAGCTATACAAACTTTAAAAGATTTTGCAAAGTATGGAAGATATTATAGTAATAATACTGAACATCATATGAAAACAGCAATAAATACAGTATTAAACGAATTAGATGTACTTAAATTTAAGTATCAAGCAAGAAAAGATAGAACAGATACAATAATAAAAAAGCAAGAGAAGATGATAGAGTTGATGTCTAAACATATTAGAGCAGACGATATAGATGAAGATATATGCCAATATCAAGGAATATGTAATGAATATGAATGTGAAGAATGTATAAAACAATATTTTGAAAAGAAAGAAGGTAAATAAATGAAAAATGATACAAAACAAATTGAAAAGTTTGCAGATACTATGATAGAAGTAGGAACAAAATTAAAAGAGTTTATTAAAGAAGATTTCTTAAATAAACCAGAATCTGAATTAACAACTGAAGAAAAAAATAAATATTATCAGTTTATTGGAATATATGTATCATCAATTCAGAAATTAAACGAAATGAGATTAGAGTTATAGGAGGAATAAAGATTGAGTAAGGATTTTGAGATAGACAAAAAAGAATTAGTAAAGCAAATAAGAGAAGCAAAATTAGAAAAGCAACACGTTAAAGTAGAAATCATTGTGGCAAAAGGGGAGCTTAATCCAATATGTAATGTTCTTATGGACGGTGTTGGACCAAAAGAAGTGGGCTCATTATATAGAGCATTAGGAGATGTAAGAAAATATATAGAAAAAGAATATCCAACAGCGGTTGAATTTGCTAATGGATTTTTAAAGACAAAAAAAATTCAAAGAATGGATTTAGAGGACTAAGGAGGAACGGAAGATGGCAATAAAACGTATTTTATCAGATGAAGAAAAAGCAAAAATAAAACAAGCAAAAAAAGAATTAAAGCAATATCAAAACAATATTAGATACATAACTGCAAAATTAAATGAGACAGAAGAAATAAGAGCAGTGTTGGAAAAAGTTACTACAATACTGACACCAGGTAAATCATTTACTGGTGGAGAAAGTCCAGATAAATTTGCAGATGGAATATCAAAAATAGAGGAACTAAGAGGAAAACTAAGTAAAAGAACAATAGAACTTATGGAAATTAAGTTTGAGGTTGAAGATAAAATAGATTCATTGCCATATCCATATAGAGATATATTATTCTATAAATATACAAAAAATATGTCTTGGAGAGAAATTGCTGGAGAAATAAATTACGATATTAGATATTTAGAAAATGAATTATACAGAGAAGCAATATATTTATATTCAAAAAAATAAAACTTCTATAAAAAACTAGATGAAACTAGATATTCAAATGTGTTATATTATAAATGGAATTGGTCCAAAAATTCCAGTTGAACAATCCTTAAAACAAGCTTCAATGAGATTGTGCTTTTAGTTATCTATAAAACAGTCTCGTACCACTAAATATATTATTAACCATGTGAAGACTAAATATCATTAGGCATGGAATTACTGAATGTAGTAATCAGATGTAAGGATACTTGCATAAGGTTGCGGTGATTGTATAGTAATATGCAATCAGGAGATGGAAACATCAACGACAGGGTAATGTGCAAAGATATAACGTACAATCAGGTACTAAAGGTGTCGCGGTAACAATAGACGTCCTAAGTTAGGAAATAAGCCCCCATACTACAAGGTGATACTTGTAAGTCAATCGAGGTAAAATCAAACTAATACCGTTTCCTTTGATGTTCTTGAAAAAGAAATATAAGGCACTAATAGGTTAAAGTAGCTCAAGGGAGAAATTGATTAGCTCAGAGGCTAGAGCATACGGCTGAAACCCGTAAGGTCTTAGGTTCGAATCCTAAATACAATTTTCTGAATGATGGGTGAAATTTATAGGTAGGCAATCCTATACAAGCTTAGACAGGGGTAAGAAGTATTAAGGTAGCTCCTTAATGCTCAGACTTATCCTCTTGTTGACTGAATAATTGTAAGAGTTATATTGATGTAAGGCGAAGGTCTAATAATATATTTTTATATACTGCGAGTGGAAGGTAAGGCATCTTGCTGGTCTCATAAACCAGATAAAACTAGTTCGATTCTAGTACGTCGCAACCATAAAAAACTTATTGCTATAAATAAGATTTTTCATTTATTCTATTGAGCTACTGAATAACACCAGTAGCTTAAATTATAGTTATTAACTATACTAGATAGTTGATATATGTATCTTATTCATATAAAAGAGAATCTCCAAAATAAGTATAGAATTGTAAAGCTGACTAGTTCGAAAGCCGATTCTAGTTAAGGCTGAATATCACGGAAGTAGTGTTGATAGGAAGCACGTGGAATTAGTCTGAAGAGTGGGTTCGATTCCCACCTCCGTGAAAGGCCCTATAAATTACTCATCTACCAAGTTGTAGAAGGAGTCTCTGAAGAAGTATGTAATATCAAATGTTACATGCTTCTTTTGTTATGTATAGTATGAAGTGATATATAAAAAATATAGTGGTAAAGGAAACATTTATATAATAAAAATATATCTGTCCACGAGGTCGCAAGACGAAACCCTTTATATCATTTCATAGTGTTTATAACAAAGGAGGGATTGTATGACACAACAGGAATTATTTAAACAACATAAGATAAAGTGCAAAAGTTGCACCTTAAAAGACAAATGTGATGGAATACATTTAACAATAAATAATACTACAAAATGTGAAAGAGGTGAAGTAAATGAAAGTAATAACAATACCATACATAAATAGCAAAGGACAACCAGCAGATTATTTTTATGATCTAACTAATGGAAGTAAGGTAATTAAAGCTGGAACTGTTTTAGAGGTATCAGAAAAAAGAGCAAAAGAGTTAATGGGAGACAACGTATTTAAAATTAAATTTGCTAAAGAATTTAAAGAAGTTAAATCAAGTAACAGCTTAGAAGAAATGACAAGAGACGAATTATTTGAATTAGCTGACAAATTAGGATTAAAAGTTCCTAGAAATACAAAAACAATAAATTTAATCAACAAAATAAATGAGAAACAAAACTCGTAAAAATAGGGGAGGTCTGAAATATGACTGATAAAAATAATTTAACACCACCACAAAAAGCATTTTGTGATGAATTTTTGAAAAGCTTGAATGCAACACAAGCTTATAAGAAAGCATATCCTAATTGTAAAACAGATCAAGTAGCATCACAATCTGGAAGTAGATTGTTGAGGAATGAGAAGGTTAAAGCTTATATAGATAAAAGACAAAAGGAAAAAGAAGAAAAAGCAATTATTACTCAAGAAATGATTTTAAAAAATCTTAAAGAAATAGTAGAAAGCAAAGAAGAATGTACTAGCAATAGATTAAAAGCTATGGAACTTGCAGGAAAACATTTAGGAATGTTTAAAGAAACAAATATGAATGTAAATATGAATTATGAAGATTACATCAGCAAAGTAGTTGATGACGATGAGTATTAATACAAAAAAATACATAGAGAACTATTTGAAGATTAGAAATAAACAATCTCAAATAGTTCCTTTGGTTTTAAATGAACCACAACAAAAATATTATGATGTAATCAAAAAACTTCATGATGAAGGAAAACCAATTAGAATAATAATACTTAAAGCACGTCAAATGGGATTTAGTACTGTAACAGAAGCATTATTATTTAAAAAGACAGTAACTAAGCATAATGTTAGTTCTGGAATAGTAGCACATAAAGAAGATTCGACAACAAACTTGTTTGAAATGTCAAAACTATATTATGAGAACTTGCCTGAGCCAATGAAACCAGCAAGGAAAAAGTCAAATGCAAAAGAATTGTTATTTAACAACAAAGATAACACAGGTTTAAATAGTAGAATAAAGTGTATGACAGCAGGTGGAAATGGTATAGGTCGTTCAGATACATTTATTAATTTGCACTTGTCAGAACTTGCTTTCTGGGAAGGCGACAAAAAGAAAACACTTATAGGATTATTACAAGCAGTACCAAACACATTAGATTCAGTTGTTATTATAGAATCAACAGCAAACGGTTATGAATACTTTAAAGAACTATGGGACAAAGCTGTTGCTGGAGAAAATGAGTTCTATCCATTATTTGTAGGGTGGAACGAATTAAAAGAATACCAAATGCCATATACAGGTTTTAAACTAACAGATGAAGAAAAACTTTTGCAAGAGAAATATAATTTATCTTTAGAACAGTTAACATGGCGTAGATGGTGCATAAATAACAACTGCGGTGGCGATATAGATGTATTCAAACAAGAGTACCCTATTACACCTGAAGAAGCTTTTCTATCAACTGGTAGATGTTATTTCAAGAAAGAAGTTATCATTAATAGAATACAAGAATTAAGAAGCAAAGAACCAATATTAAGAGGTTCTTTTTTTTGCGATTATGATGGAACTAAGATTAAAAACATTGTGTTTAAAGCAGATAAGAAAGGCGAGATAAAGATATTCAAAAAGCCAGAACCAGGAAGACCTTACGTACTTGGTGGAGATACAGCTGGAGAGGGCTCAGATTTCTTTACAGCTCATGTAATAGACAATATTACAGGAGAGCAAGTTGCAACTCTTAAAACGCAATGTGAGGAGCTTGAATATGTAAAACAAGTTTATAGTTTAGGTAAATACTACAATGAAGCATTAATAGGCTTAGAAAACAATTTCAGCACATATCCAACAAACAAGTTAGCTGAAATGGGTTATCCAAAGCTATATGTAAGAGAAAAAGAAGATACATCAGTAGATAAATACGAAATGTCTTATGGTTTCAAAACAACACCAGTTACGAGACCGTTAATACTAGCAATGTTACAAGAAATAGTCGCAAATGAAGTAAACAAGATTAATGATATAGACACTTTACAAGAAATGCTTACATTTATCAAAAACAAAGTTGGAAGACCAGAGGCAGAAGTGGGTTACCATGACGATTTGGTTATGGCACTTGCTATTACATATTACATACGTACACAACAGTCAATGAAAGTCAAAGTAAACGTAGAAAAAGAACACAACGATATGTTAAAAGCTTTTGGATTTAAAAACGTTCAAAAGCCAATCTCAAGTGATTTTGGTAGCAAGATAAAACCTATATAAGAGATGTCAAATTTTGTCGAATAATGTCGAAAGATGTCGAAAAGGGAGGCAATTATGATTATTTTATACTCTATATTAACAATCCTATGTTGGTGCATAGGATTTTATTCTGGCTATAAATTGGGTGACAAGAAAGAATTATTTGAAGTAAATCCAATTAAAGTAGCCGAAAAAGTAACAACAGAAGTAACAAACATTAAAAAGAAAAAAGAACAATCAAAGGAAATAAACGAATTAAACCAAGTACTCAAAAATATTGACAGGTTCGACGGAACAGGTCAAGGACAAATTCCAATCAAAAAGGGGTGAAGTAAATGAAAGATAATAGTATTCAAAATATGACAGATGTATTTGTAGAATACGAAAAAGGTAAGAATTATAACAATACCTTAAATCTTTTTAATAAAACAGAACAATGCTATGACTTTTATCATGGAAAGCAATGGGGTGGTGCTGAAACAGGAAATGTGCAACCTATTACTTTAAATGTAATTAAACCGATTGTTAAATACAAAATTGGTGTTGTTAAGTCTAATCAATATCAAGTAGTGTTTAATCCTAACACATGGGAAAACCTTGATGAATACGAACACCTAGAAAAAATATGCCACAGCTTAAACAGATATGTTAATCGTATATGGGAATTAGAACAAGTTAAATTTAAAACTGATGAGGCCTTAAAAGATAGTTGTATTTGTTCTGAAGGTATAGTTCATTCATACGAGGAAGACGGAGACATAAAACTAGAACTAATTGATAAAGTTAATGTGTTTTATGGAAATGAAAATGATGACAGCATACAGGACCAACCATACATAATTATTTCATATAGAAAAACAGTAGATAGTGTCAAAGAAGAGGCTAGAAGAAATGGAATAAAAGAAGATGTAATTGATTCTATTATATCAGACCAAGAGTATTTTGAGCAAACAAGCAAAGATAAAAGAATAAACGAAGTAAGTCCAATGTGTTTAGTATTACTTAAATATTATAAGAAAAATGGCACAGTATGGCTTAAAAAGTGTACTAGAACTGTAACAATAAAAGAAGAGGCAGATACAACACTTACAGTATATCCAATAGCACATACTCTATGGGAAAGAATAAAAGGCTATTCAAGAGGTGTTGGAGAGGTAGAACAACAAATACCAAATCAAATTGAAATTAATAAAACAGCAACTCGTAGAGCCATAGCAGTTATGATTGGGGCATATCCAAAGTTAGTAGCAAATACTGAGTATGTTTCAAACCCTAACGCCCTAAATGAAGTTGGTTCTACAATAGAATTAGAAAAGATACCAGCAAATAATATTAATCAAGTTATAGATTATCTAAATCCTGCTGTAATGAGCCCAGATGCGTATAATTTACAAATGGATTTAATTGATAGAACACAACAATTAGCAGGTGCTGGAGATACTGTAACAGGTAATATAGATCCTACACAGGCTTCTGGAAAAGCTATACTTGCAAATCAACAGGCTTCACAACAACCTTTGAATGAAAATCTAAATACTTTCAAGGTATTCTTAGAAGACATTGCAAGAATATGGTTCAATATGCTTCAAGTATATTCAATAAATGGTCTAACAGTAACTGAAGAAATCACAGACGAGCAAACAGGTAAAACAACAGAAGTTCCATATAAGATTACTTATGATGAGCTAAATGCTTTAAAACCTAATATAAGAATAGATATTACACCAAAATCACCATACGACAAGTTGGTTCAAGAGCAATCAATGGAAAATTTGTTAATGAATCAATTTATTACTTTTGATGAGTGGGTTAAGAGCTTAGATGATGACTCTATGATTAATAAACCAAAACTAGAGAAACTATTGAAAGATAGAGCAGAACAAGAAAGACAAATGCAAGATATTCAAATGAAAGCTAATAGTATCAATAGTGCTATGAACCAAGTTATGGAAGAAGAAAATCAAACAGCAGTCAATAATGAATTAGACAACTTAGAACAACAAGGTAATGAGATTGCTACACAAGGAGGAGCTTATGCTTTGTAAGAATTGTAAATTTATAGAAATGCGAGTAGTTAGTGTTGAGGGGAATAAGGCGACACATACTTGTAGAAAATGTGGTTACACAGTAACCGAAGAAATACCGAAAAAAGAAGACAATGTTGATAACAATGATGCGTTAACAATATAGTCTTTTTTTATAGTCCAAAACATGTGTAAGACAAAAAACTGCTATCAAGGGAATTTATAGTCATACGGACTTTAACTGGGAGGTTTTATGGAAGATAACCTAAATAATGAAAATGAGATTGTACTAGATGACGAAGAGGTTATTGAAGTCAATCAAGAAAACGACGAACAAGTCGAAGAAAACTCTAGTGATGTTAAAACATACACAGAGGAGGAAGTTGAACAAATCAAAGCCAATCTAAAAAAGGAATATGATTCCAACAGTCAAAAAATATTTGACAGTAGATGGGCAAGAGAAAAAGAAAAAATCGAAAAAGCAAATGCTCAGTTGTATCAAATAGAAGACGTTCTAAAGGCACAACTAGGAGCAACAGACAGAAATGAACTAGTTACTAAATTAGGTGATTTCTACAATGTCGATATTTCTAAGCCTACTGGAAAGCTTACAGAAAGGCAAGAAAGAATATTGGCAAAAGCAGATGCCGAAGATATTGAATCTTTAGGCTATGAAGAAATGGTTCAAGAGGCAAATCGTATATCACGCATACCAAAAGACCAAAGAACCATACATGATGAAGTAGTTTTCGAAAGCCTTGCTAAGGAAATTACAGAACAAAACAATAAAAAAGAATTAAATGAAAAAGGTTATGATTTAGCAATTCTTGAAGATGATAAATTCAAGGATTTTAGAAATAAGCTAAATTATAATACTTCTATTACAGATGCTGTGGACATGTATAATCTATTGGTTAAAGGTAAGTCGATAGAAGACAAACCTAAGCCAGTAAAACCAGCATCAGCAGGAAGTACTAAGAGTAATGTTACTCAAACACAATTAAAAGATTTTTATACATACGAAGAAGCTATGCGTTTCAGCAAAACTGATTTCGATAAAAATCCAGAGTTGTATAAAAGAGTACAAGCCTCTATGTCTAAATGGTAAAACTTGAATTTCACATCTTTAAGGAATGTTAGTCAAGCCTTAAAGAAAGGTGGAATGAAAAATGGCTGTATCAAAATTTATTCAAACAATATGGTCTAAAAATATCCAAGATGATTTGGAAATTAAATGTAAATTAGTAGATAACTGTACTAGAGAATATGAGGGTAAAAGATAGCAATTGCTCTCGTTAAATTCCGTTAACTCGGGGAAGCCCATCAGTAAGAAAAGGGTAATTCCGACCGAAGTATTAGAGGAAACTTTAATATGTGGCGAACGACTAGAACTGACCTAAGTATAATCATTGAAAAATAGCTTGAAATATGGTAAAATCAATACATTATATATGGAATAATTGTTCCAAGAAAGCGGGAATTAGTATGGCAAAAACAGGTTTATTAAAAACATTACCACATAAAGAAATATGTGAGAAATATCTAAACGGTAAAAATTCTAATGAAATAGCAAAAGAATATAATACAACAGGTTTAACAATAAGAAGAATATTAACAAGAAATGGCGTAGAAGTTAAGCATAGATTTGTAGGGAAAACCAAAACATGGAATGGCTATGTTATGGTTAAAGACTGGTCTCACCCTTATGCAGATTCAAAAGGTTATGTAAGGGAACATAGATTGGTGATGGAGAGACATCTAGGTAGATACTTAATGCCAGATGAAGAAGTACATCATATTAATGGAAAAAAAGACGATAATAGAATAGAAAATTTGGAACTACTAACTAAGAAAGAACATAGACACGAACATAGTAGTAGGTTAAGAAAAAGTATAGATCAAGACGAATTAATAGAGGTGTATAAGAAATCAACCACATTGCAACAAATAGCAGACCATTTTGGAGTTGATAGAAAAACAATAAAAGTTAGATTAGAAAAATACCAATTAGATACAAGTAGATTTGTAAGCTGTTTTAAAAAGAAAACATACTAATAAGATATAGTCTGACCTTATACGATGATAAAGTATAAGAAATAAAGGATAAAGAGCCTTTATGATAACAATTGGATTGTAAATATGCTAACACAGTAAAAATCTTAGGTGTTGGAAATCCAACAATAGGACAATATACTGGTGCTGACATCACAATAGAAGAAATGTCAGATAAAGACCAAAATCTAGTAATCGACCAAAGAAACTATTTTGCTTTCTTAGTTGATGACGTAGATAAGGCTCAATCTGTACCAGGATTACCACAAAAATTCCAAAAGAAAGCTGTTCATGCATTAGCAGTAAAAAGAGATTCTTATGTAGCTGGTTTAGCTGAAGGAGCAACAAACTCTATTACTTGTGCTACATTAACACAAGAAGCAATTAAAACAGCTATTGACAACGCTTTAGTTGCTTTAAGAGAAAGAAATGTTGATGTTGACAACGACGTTGTAATTGAAATCTCTCCAGCTATATACAAAGAGTTCAAAAATGAATTAATTGAACTAAAAACAGCTAATGATGAATTAGTTAAAAAAGGTGTAGTTGGAATGTATGATTCTGCTAAAGTAATCATGACAAATAACTTACTTAAAAAAGAAGGTTATTTATATGCAATGGTTAGAACTAAAACAGCTATTGCATTCGCTGGGCAAATCAATGAAGTTGAGGCTGGAAGAATGGAGAAAAAATTCGCTGATTACATCAGAGGATTAGATGTATTCGGTTCTAAGATTATAGCTCAAGATGAGATTGAAGTAATCAAATTTGCATTACCAGCAACAACAAACACAAACCAAGGAAATGGTGAAGGTGTGTAGCAACTTAGGGGGAAATTAATTTTTCTCCCTCTTTTTTTATATTCTGGGGTGGTGAAAAGGTATCACATAGCACTTTGACTGCTAGGTTATTAGTTCGAGTCTAGTTCCCAGAGCCATTTTATTTAAAGGAGGTAAAAGTATGGAAAAATTTTATATTACACCAGACATAACAGGTTATCCTGGAATAGTTGTCAAAAAAGAGACAGAAGAAAAGTTTGAAAATGAAAATGTCTCACAAGTGCTTAAAGATTTAACATTAATAACTAAGAAAACAGATAAAGGCGAAGGCTATGATAGTACATCAGTAATACATGTGTATTTGTCTGAAGGAGATATTTTACTTTTTGATGAGAAACAAGGATATCTTAAACCAGCTATACAAATGCAAACTGCTAAAGAAATCTCTGATGATTTTAAAGCCTTAGCATAAAAGGGGTGATTTTATGACATTAGGAGAGAATAAAAAAATAACATTAGGCTTAATAGAAGAATACAGTAAAGCAAATCCAAAATTAACTGATGACGAAGATATTTCAACAAGACTTAATTTTGTTTATGCTACAAACTATCAAGAATTAAGTGAAAAGAAAAGAATACTGAAAACAAAAGTATTAAAAGAAATATCTGATGAAGTAGTCGAATCTGGATATACAGAATATACATTACCATCTAGTATGTATCAAATGAAAAACGTTATAGCATTAGATGAGAACAATAATAAGGTAAATACAGACTATTATACAGTTGGTAAAAAGAAGATTTATATAAACAATGATTCTAATTATCAATATATATTAGAGTATTATGCATATCCAACAGTTATAGAAGAAGACACAGATGATGATTTCGTACTTGAACTAGACCAAGATGTATTAATGATTTTACCATATATGGTTGCTTCAGATATTCTTAAAACGGACCCATCAGCAGATTATACAGCTTTTGAAGTTGAATACAGAAGAAAACTGGAACAATTAAATACCAGTCTTTCTACTCCGAGAGCAACAATAAAACAAAATTACATATTATAGGAGGTGTAGAAGATGACAGCAACACCATTAAAACGTGTATATTCTAATTTTAGAGGTGTAGATTTTGCAAATGATCCATCAATAGTTGATTTAAGTAGAAGCCCAGATGCATTAAATGTATGGAAAAACTATGGAGATACACAAGGACGTTGTATTGAAACTAGACCAGGTTATAGATTGCTTAATCAATTTGAAGGTGGGCATATCAATGGTTTACACATTTATAATTCTAAAGCAATAGTTCATGTAGGCACTTATTTATATCTATGGACTAATTTTCCAAGCGAACCAACAATAGAAGACATTATAACATTAAAGTCAGATATGAATAATGTTAGAAGCTCATATTCAATATTCGAAGACAAGCTATATATATTAGATGGATTAAACTATTTAGTGTATGACGGAACTACGCTTCAAAATGTATCAACAAATGCATATGTACCTACTACTACAATAGCTCGTAGTCCTTCTGGTGGTGGTGAGATGTATGAAGACATTAACGTTCTATCAGAATATAGAATAAATACATTCTTGGGTGATGGTACTTCGATAGATTACTACCTAGATGCTCAATTAATAAATTCTGTTAGTGAAGTCAAAGTAAACGATGTAGTTACAAATGATTATACGGTTGATACATATGCAGGAAAAATCACATTTAACACAGCTCCAGCACAAGCAGTAAACGGAGTAGATAACGTTTATATTAAGTTTAGAAAAGCAATAGAAGGCTATGCAGATAGAATTAACAGTTGTACGAAAATGCTTAACTTCGACAATAGAATTTTTTACACAGGAAATACAACATTCAAGAACGCATTATTTCATTGTTCACTTAATAATCCAGCATATATATCAGATTTAGATTATTATCAAGACGGAACAGACGAATCAGCAATAAAGGACTTTTGTGTAGGTAATAACATTCTATGGGTTTTAAAAGAGCCTAATCAACAAAATGAAACTATATTCTATCATACACCGTTAGATATATCTAGTTATGGAAAAGTATATCCAATGCAACAAGGAAACGTATCAACAGGGTGCTATTCATGTGCTATTAATTACAGTGATGATATTGTGTTCTTATCTAAACAAGGTTTAGAGGGAATAACAGGAAATATCAATCAAGAGCAATTATTAACGCATAGAAGCTCATTAGTAGATGCTAAGTTAATAAATAGTAATAATTATGCCTTTGCACAAATGACAGAGTGGCAAGGGTATTTATTAATTCTTGCTGACAGTAAGATTTTCCTAGGAGATATGAGGCAATTATATCAAGGTGTAAATGGTTACGAATATGAATGGTATTTTTGGGAACTAAATCAAAATATAAGCCTTTTAAAGGAATATAAAGGTAATTTATATATACGGAACTGAAAACGGTTCTATTTTTATTGTCGCAGGAACTAACGACAATGGGAACGCTATTTATAGTTATTGGACAACACCAATGGACGATTTCGGTATAGGAAATCATTTAAAGACTACGAATAAACGTGGTGGAACAGCTAAGGTTAAAACTATTCCAAATGGAATTATAAAAATAGCAGAAAAAACAAATAAAAAAGATGAAAGATACATAACCAGTAAATCAGCAACAGGTTTTGATTTTGCAAATATAGATTTTGCAAATTTTGCATGGACAACAAGAAATGATTCATACATAGTTTATAAAATCAAAGAGAAAAAGTTTATAGAGTTGTCTATGAAGTTTTATTCAGATGAATTAGACAGGCCTTTTGGGTTATATGAGGCAATAATTGAATCTTTTGCAGGTGGTTATGTAAAAAGATAGGAGGTAAATCATGTCTTTATCAAAATTAACAGAAAATATGAACAATGTTCAAGGTTTGGCAGATAAGCCAGTAGAAGCACCAGAGATTTTAAAACAGGTTTTTGACAAAGCGGGAAATGATATTAAGAGTTATATAAATGACACTCTTACAACTCAAATAGATGTTTTGATTTCTAATTTACAAAGCGGAAAGATTGACACAAATAAAATTGTAAATGATCCAACAACTGGAGGTTCTACATATGTTGCATCAGCTGAAATAGTTAAAAGTTTAAATGCACGAGTAGATACAATTCTAAGTGATGTCGATACAAGAATACAAAATTTAGGATTAAAAAGCGGTGCAACAACACAGATAACATCAGGTACATCAACACCATCAGGAGGAAATGATGGAGATGTATATATTCAATATTTTTAATCGTTATGCTGATGTCAGCAAAATGATAGAAAGGAGGAAATGATGGCAAGTTGTAGCGGTAACGGTTCAAGAGGACATCATCAATTTACGTTAAATGTATGGGAAAGTTATGTATCAGATGGGGCTAATAATTACAGTACTGTTTCTTGGAGTTTAGTTTTATCACCAATTCAAAATGGTTGGGACTGGAATTATTCAGCAACAGTTCCAGTTAGTTGGCGTGTTAATATTGCAGGTGTAGAATACACGGGGAATATTATGCAATATGATGGACGTTCTACAATTACAGTAGGAAGTAATTCATTAAATATTTGGCATGAATCTGATGGTTCGAAATCAATTAGTTTCAGCTTCGAAGTTTGGGATAATGTAAGTGCAAATTATCTTCCAGGATATGCTTCTGGCAGTGGCAGTATGCCATTAACCAATATTCCAAGATATGCAAGTATAACTAGATTTGATTTAAGTTCTGGCTTAGAAAATATACGAGTAGATTGGAGTGCAGATGTTGCCTGTGATTGGATTAGTTATAAGCTGAATGGTGGAAACTGGATTGATGCAGGTGGCACAACATTTTATATTAATAACTTAGCTCCAAATACTCAATATAGTGTAAAAATCAAAGTAAGAAGAAAAGATAGTGGATTATGGACTGAAAGCAGTACAAAATATGTAACTACTAAAGATATAGCAAGAATTACATCAGCACCAAATATAAATTTTGGTGATACAGCAAGAATAACAAAGACTAATCCTAGCAGTACACTTAATCATGTTAGAGTTGAGACATTAAATCCATTCCAAACAGTAGCGACAAGAACACAAACATCTGATGATATGGCAATTACATTTACAGATGAAGAGTGGGATAAAATGTATAAATGTCTAGGAAATAACAATTCATTGACAATAAGATATGTTGTAGATACTAAAGGTAATAACACATATTATGATTGGGTAGATAGAACATTGACACTAAAAGGAAATCAAAAAACAATAAAAAATAAACAAAACAGCTCATGGAAACGTGCAAAGCTATGGATTAAGGTGGCAGGTACGTGGAAACGAGCTGTTATTTGGTTGAAAGTAAATAATACATGGAGGAGGGGAATATAGCATGAGTGAGCCAGTTAATAATTATGCAGATATAGAAAAATTAATGGCAGGACAAAATTCATTATTGGAACAACAACAAGCAAAGCAAAATGAAATATTAGACCAACAGTTGCAAATGCAACAAGACGTTGTAAATCGTAATAAAGCAGAAATAGACCAAAATGCAAATAAGACAAACTCTGGACTATATGCAGAATGGAAGAAAGCAAGTAATAGATATGGACCTAATGCAGAAAATCTTTATACGCAGGGATTAGGAAACTCAGGTTTTGCAGAAAGTACACAAACTAATTTATATAATACATATCAAAAGAACATAACAGATACAAATAATACAGCTATGAAACTAAAAGCTGATTTTGATTTTCAAATGCAACAAGCAAGACAAAATAGAGATGTGCAACAAGCACAATATGCTTTAGAGTTATATCAACAAAAAATGAATTTACTAACACAAGAATATGATCTAAAGAACCAAAAAGAACAACAAATCTATCAAAGAGGCATTGATGAAAGAAATTACAACTATCAAGTTGAAAGAGATAAAGTTTCAGACAATCAATGGGAGAAAGAGTATCAAAGAATGTTACAACAAGCTGAAGCACAAGAGAGATGGAATCAAAAGAACTTTGATTATCAAGTTGAAAGAGACAAAATTGCTGATAACCAATGGGAAAGAGAATTTGCACTTTCACAAATGGCTAAGGCAAGTTCTGGACGTTCTGGACGTTCTGGTGGTTCTGGTGGTTCTGGTGGGACTAAAGAATTAAAAGTAGAATTGGAAAAAGATCCTAAAGATTCTAAAAGTTCTATAATTAGTCAAATTAAAACTGATTTTCAAGATGCAATCGCTGAAGGAATACTAAAAAAAGGTATACAGGAAGGAAACAAAGAACAAGCTGAACAAGAAGCTTTGAAGTATCTATTAAGCACAAACAGGAGGTAAAATATGGCAAGTGTAGAAGAAAGATTTAATAAAATCGTAAATAATATAAATAACCAATATGCAAAAGAACAGTCTACATATGAAAGATTTAATAATATAGTAAATAGAGTGTCTACACTTTCACCTGAGACAATAAGACGTAGTTATAAGTCACAACCTATTGCACGGATTTAATTCAATTATTTATAATAAAATGTCAAATAATGCTGATAGATTAGCAGAAATTCGAAGACGACAAGAAGAACAAAGACGTTTAAAAGAGATACAAGATAAACAGAAACAAGAAGAAATGAGACAGCTTAACAACAAAATAAAAAATCTTTCTGATGAAGAAAAAAATGCTATTTCAAATCAAGTACAAAAGCAGAATATGCAATTAAAGGCATATAATGCTGATAATGTTTCAAAAGATTTAGGGGTTTCAAAAGAAGAAGCAGAAAAATTAATGAAACAAGCTTCTGAAAAAGGATACTCAATGTCAGATTTATCACGAGATATTAAATATTCTAATTGGGGAGAAACACCACAAGGAAAATTAGCAAGAGGAACAATAGATACAATAAATAATGCAGGAACTGTATTAGATAGTGCTATTAGAGGTGCAGATAGTGGAGGAGCTGACTTTTTATCTTATGCTACCAGATTAACTAAAAAGAAAGATGAATTACTAGATAATATGGGAACCTGGGGTAAAGTAATAGGCGTTGCAACGGGAGACACAGAGTACTTATTTAATAAAGACTCTGATAGAGATGAAGAAACAAAAGGAATTATTGATTCATTAGGTAAATTCAAAGCAGATAACAATGAACAACTTGACTATAACCGAAAAGTAGTTGAAGCAAATTCTAATACTAATGTTGCAAAAAAACTGAACGAATTAGCTCCGTCTATTGGTAATAATGCAGTTGGTGCAGGAATAGGCATGTTAAGTCCAACAGCTGGAACAATGTACTTTATTGGCTCAGCTGGTGGTGGATATTATGATGATGCTATTCAACGTGGAATGAATGAAGACCAAGCACTTTTATATGGTTCTGTAATGGGAGTTATGGAAGGTTTAACAGAAAAGGTTGCATTAGGGCAAACAACTAAAGCAGGTATGATGCTTGGTAAAGGTGAATTAGGAAAAGCCTTAACAGAAACAGGAATTTCTCTTGGAGAAAACTTTATTCAAGAAGCTATAATGGAACCAATACAAGAAACATCAGCAATGCTTATTGGTGGAAAAGATAAAGCTGATTTCTCAAACATGGGCCAAAGAATGTTACAAAGTGGTATTGACGGAGCGTTATCTGCAATATTAATGGAAGGTGCAACAGCAGGAGTTCAATCAGCCGTAAATGTGCAAGATAAAATTGAAAGTGGACAAAAAGTATCAGAAAAAGAAATCCAACTAGCTTTACTTGATATACAAGCAAGTAAAAAAGTTGACATTGAAGCTAAATTTAGACAAGAAGTGCAATATCAAGTACAAAAAGCAAGCAGAGAATACGCAGAAAAGAATAATATTCCTAATTTGCAACAAAATAGCACCATAAATCAAAATACAAATCAGCAACAACAAATTAGTCAAGTGAAAAATAAAAACAGCTTAAATCAAAACGTCGAGAGTCAATCTGAAACAAAATTTAGTAAAATTCTAAATAATCAAAAATTACCTATGCAAAGTTATGTTTATGAGAAAAGTGACAACTTAAAAGTAGATTCTTTAAGACAACAAGCTAATAAATATTTCAATAATTCACCAGAAGCACATAATTTTGTGAATATGTTAGAAAAGATTATTACAGACAAAAATATTACTATCAATTTTGACACAAATATGGCTGAAGATGTAAATGGATATTATAACAATGGTGTAATTACAATTAATCCAAACTCAAGTAGAGCAGGAGAATTTTTAGCAATACACGAATTAACACATGCAATAGGAACAGACTCAATGATAAAGATGATTGATAATTACAGAAAAAGCAATGCTGAGTTTGACAGTCAGGTTCAAAAGTTATTACAAAAATATAACAAAAGTGAAATAAGTGAAGAAGCATTAGCAGATATAGCAGGTCAATTATTTGGAAACCAAGAATACATTAACAACTTATCTAAAACTAATCCAAATATGTTTAAAAGAATTTATAATGAAATAAAATACTTATGGCATCAATTTAGAGGATATAAAAATCAAGACCAGTTTGTAGATGATTTAATGTTTAAATGGGAACAAGCTTATAGAAAAAATAGTCAGCTAAACGATACAAACAGAAAATCACTTGTTGGTGAAAGTGCTACATTAGCAGATACAGATAAATTAAAACAAGCTCAAAAAATGGAACAATCAGGAATGACTGCCGATGAAATTTTTAAAGAAACAGGTTGGTATAAAGGCAATGAAGGTAAGTGGAGATTTGAATTAGATGATTCTAATTGGAATTTGAAAGATATTAGAACTATTAATCCAGAGGGCAACACTAAATTAGAAAATATATTAGACGCACCTGAACTTTATAAAGCATATCCAGAATTAAAAGAATTGACAGTTCAGTTTAATCCAAATCTAAATAAAAATGATTATGGTAGATTAACTACTGATATGTTTACAGGTGAACAAAGAATAGTAATTAACTCAAAGCTTATAGACAAAACTGATCCAAAAAGTTTTGAAATGTTAAGGCTTAAAAATCAACCAGAAATATTTTCTACATTACAACATGAAATTCAACATTATATACAAAACAAAGAAGGCTTTTCATCAGGTGCTTCACCAGCATATTGGTTTAATGAAAAAAATAAAGAATATAAAGAAAAAATATATAATGTTTTTGGGGACAAGTCGAATATTTTAAGCAAATATGGATATGATAATGGAAATAAGGTTTATTTTGATTTGCGTCAACTTGTTATACAAAAATCTATTATGCACAACACAGAAGTTGAACTTACAGAACTTAAAGATACTGAAGCTAATCAGCAACAAATAAAAAATAATAAAGGTATTATTGAAAGTCGTAAACAATGGTTAGAAAAAGATATGAAAGAAATACAATCTATTGTAAATGAAAAAGACATGTTAAAACTTAATAAAGTTCTTCAAGAATACGACGAATTTTTAAAAAAAGGTCATATAGAAGCTAGTAAATTATACCTAAACACAGCTGGTGAGCAAGAATCACGAGATGTAGAAAGCAGAATAAAACTAACATCAGAAGAAAAGAAAAATACACTACCATTTATAAAAGATGAAAATACAGTATATGCAACAGATGCTACCGATAGTTATCATGTAAGCGAAGACTTTTCAAATGAAATTGATAAAGCATTGCAGAACAAGTTGCCATCAAATACACAAGTTAAAGCAAGAGATTTTACACCTGATATTCTTGTTAAAAATGGAGTACCAGATTTACCTATGCTTATTACTCAAAGACATATTAAATCAATAATTTACACTTTACAAGAAGCTCAAAAATTAAACTTAGAAGCAAAAGGAATTAATTATCATGGATTAGGTAAAGATTTGCTAATAAAAGCAATAGATAATATGGATAACCCTAAAGCTATATATAAAACTGGAGAAAACAATTTCTTGATTATAACGGAGTTAAAAAATAAAAGTAATAATGAAATTGTTGTTCCAATACAAATAAATGGTAAAGGTCTTTATAATGATATATTTATTGATGAAAATCAAATCAAAAGTGTATATGGAAGAAATAATTTAGACAATTATTTAAAAAAGAATAGTTTTGAAGAAATATACAAAAAAGAAGAATCAGATTTCAATGAAGGGATACAATATCCAAACATTGCTGATTCTTCTTCTAATAATAGTATAGCACCTTCTAACAAAAATGTCAATACTGCTAAATATTCTATGCAAGAATCTGAAAATAATTCAGGTTCTTTTAATTTACCTAGTAATGTAAAAGAAATTAAAAACTTAAATGCGTTTTTAAGGAAATATTCAGAAATTGAAACAAATCCAACGTGGAAAAAGAGATTACATGATATTTATTTTGCGAATACATTAATAAATGGTAAAAATGCATCAACTCGTTCGCCATTAGCAAGAAAAAGGGATTTAGTACAACAATACTTAGATTATAAAAATAATCAGTCAATTAATCTCCCTAAAGCAAAATATTCTAAACAAGAAACTACAAACTTATCTCAAACAGACAATAAAGGAAATGTGTTATCTAAACAACAGCAGGAGTATTTTAAGGACAGTAAAGTAAGAGATGAAAATGGTAATTTAAAGACTATGTATCATGGAACACAAAGAGCAGACAGGGTTGGAACAGTATTTGATCCTGCAAAAGCTACTTCTGGGCCAATGGCATTTTTTACAGATAGTCAAGAAATTGCTGATAGTTATTCTCAAAATAAGAAGGATACAAGTTTATCAAGAGATTACACAACAGAATGGGACTTATTTAAAGTTAATAACAAAGACTTGGATTCTTATTGGAAAAGTTTAGATTATGAACAAAAACAAAAAATGAGAGAAAAAGGTTCAGAGGTTGGATTTGATGATGATTATGAACTTAGGTTTGAAAAGAATGCATCAAGAGAATCATTTGGAACACATTATGAATATGAATTAAAGACAAATGGAAATAATCCTATAAAAGCACTATATGATACATTTATTAATGGAGGTTATTGGATAGGAGAAGATATTTCTAATTTCCAAAAAGTATTAGATTACATAGGTGTCAAAGATATACAATACTTAGACCCATATAAAACCGATAGCAAAGTTTACGAAGTATATCTAAATATTGAAAATCCTTTTAATACAAGTGAAATATCTAAAGAAATGGTCAATAAATTAGAGGAAGCCTCAAAAAAGGTAAAATATAATCCAGAAGAAGCATATTCAGCAGACATGTGGGACAAAACTAATGTAGAACCTGCTAGTTGGATTGAGTACCTAAAAGATGACATAAAGGAAGGAACAACACATTCTTGGACAAGAATACCAGATTGGGTAACTGATGTTTTAAAAGCCGAAGGATATGACGGAATTATTGATACAGGAGGAAAACATGGCGGTGTTGAACATCAAGTTGCAATTCCATTTTATTCTGAGCAAATCAAGAATGTTGACAATAAAAAACCAACATCGAATCCAGATATAAGATATTCTAAAAATTCAAACACCTGGCAAGAGTACCTAGAAAAAGAGTTCCCAGCAAAAGGAACAAGAACAAATATGCAAGATATAAAGCAAGGTACAAATTTACCAACAGGGAAAAACGTAAAAGAAACTACAAACAAGGCAAATATTAACTTACCTCCAAAAGTTAGTGCAAATAATCAATACAAAGATAGCACGACAAAAGTAAGAAAACATTATAAATCAATTATAGAAAGTGCAAACACTACCCCAGAAGCTAAAGCAATAGCCAAAAAGTTGATGGGTACTGATACATATATCCCAGAAACTAACAAGTCTGAGTTAGAAAGAGCTGATGAAAAGATAATGAACTCTACACCAGAGAGTGAGCTTAATTCTTTAATGTCAAGAGCAACAGTAGGCGAAAAGATAACACCAGTAGATATAGCAGTAGGAGAAAGACTGATTGAGTATTATTCAAAGACTGGGGATAAAGCTAAATTGCAAGATGCAATTCAAGCAACTGCAATGGCAGGTACCACAGCAGGTCAAACAGTACAAGCGATGAGCTTATTAAACCATATGACACCACAAGGACAAGCAGTGTGGCTACAACGTTCAGTAGATAAAATGAATAACAAGTTAAAGAAGACAAGAGGAAAAAATGCACAACAATTTACTTTAACTGATGATATGTTACAAAAAATAGTTAGTTCAGAAAATGAGGAACAATTAGCTAAAAACTTAGATGAAGTATATCAAGAGCTAGGACAACAAGTTTCCAAATCAACAATGGAAAAAATAGACGCATGGAGATACTTCTCAATGTTGGCAAATCCTAGAACTCATATACGTAACATTGGTGGTAACGTCGCAATGGGTAAGGTCCAAACAGGAAAGAATAAAGTTGCAGGTGTTATTGAAGCAACGGTTGCTAAATTTAATCCAAATATGGAAAGAACTCATACAATAGTTCCAGCAAGTAAAGAAGTTAGACAATTTGCAAAAGCTGATATAAAGAATGTTACTGATAGATTAGGCTTGACAGAAGGAAAACTTAATCCACAAACTAGACTTGAAAACAATATGAAGACATTTAAACATGATGCAATGAATAAAACAGTTGGAAAGTTGTTTGACTTAAACAATAAGGCACTTGAAGTAGAAGATGGTTGGGGATTAAAAGCCGGATATGTAAAAGCATTAGCTGAATATATGACTGCTAACAAATTAAAGCCAGATACAATAACAGATGCACAGCTTTCTAAGGCTAGAAATTATGCAGTACAACAAGCTAAAGAGGCAACATTCCATCAAGAAAATCAATTAGCTTCATTGGTAAATCAATTATCCAATAGAAATAGATTTGCTAAATTTGGTGTTGATGCTGTATTGCCATTTAAGAAAACACCAATGAATATAGCAAAAACAGGTATAGAGTACAGCCCAGTAGGACTTGCTAAATCTATGGTATTAGATACAGTACAATTAAGAAAAGGCAATATTACAGTAAATCAATACATAGACAATATTTCAAAAGGATTAACTGGTACAGGTATAGCACTTGTAGGTTATGCATTAGCACAAGCAGGTATCTTAAAAGCATCTGGTGGAGATGATGACAAAGAGAAATATGAAGAAGGTAGAGGAAAACAAGCATTTTCAATTCAAATTGGAGATAATACCTATTCATTAGACTGGTTGGCACCAACAGCAATTCCATTGTTTATAGGTGCTGAAATATCTGCACTAAATAGAGCTACTAATGAAGCAAAAACATCAAACTCATCTGATGAAGATAGTAAGTATAATCAACTATTGAAAAGCACTACAAATGTTTTAGATGCATTTACGAACTCTATGAACCCTATGATGGAAATGTCAATGTTGTCTGGCCTAGCATCAACTTTAAGAAGTTACGAACAAGGTGCAACACAGGGAATTACAGCTATGGGAACTAATGCATTGAAATCATATGTTAATCAATTCTTTCCAACTGCTATGGGACAAGTTGCTAAAACAATGGATCCATACGAAAGAAGCACAACATCAACTAAGTCAGGAATGTTACCAAAAGCGGTCGATTCAACTAAAAATCAAATTATGGCCAAAGTACCAGGATTAAGACAAATGTTACCAACTAAGACTGATGTTTGGGGTAATGAAATGAAACAACCAGAGAATGTAGTGCAAAGAGCTTTAGAAAATGCAGTGTTACCATATACAAGAAAAGAAGTTAATAATAATGATGTGGACCAAGAACTTGTTAGGCTATACGAAGAAAGAGGCGAAAAAGCAGTATTGCCAAGTAGTTCTTTAAGTAAAGACCTAACATTCTCAGGCGAAAAATACAAAATGACTTCTGAAGAATTTGCCAAATACAAAAAAGATTATGGAAGTAAGTCATATAGCTTAATCAACGACTTAGTCAACTCAAGTGATTATAATAGATTAAGTGATGAAGATAAACAACAAGCACTAGAAAACGTGTATAAATATGCTAAAGAATATGCTAAAGACCAATATGCTAAAGCAAATGATATAGATTACAAAAAAGATACAATGTTTAAAACAGCTCAAGAAATGGAGAAATCTGGTAACGTATCAAGCTATTTCAACTATCTTGCAAAAACAGACGGAATGAAAGAAAAAGAGAAGATGAATGTATTGGTTAAAGCAAGTTACGAAAATAATGATAAAAAGCTTATATATGCAAACACAATAGGTTCTGATGACAAACTATATAATGATGCTATGAAATACACAGGAATAAACATCAACGAGTACCTAAAATACAAACAACAAGAGTTTACTTCAGACAAAACAGATGATGGAACAGTTAATGGAAAATCAGTAAGTGGAAGTAAGAAAGCTAAAGTATATGACTATGTGAATAAAATGAAAATAACAGGTGAACAAAGAATGTTGCTTTTAGGAACACAGTATAAATTGACAAATGAAGAAAGAGCAACACTTGCTAACTATGTTAAAAACTTGAAGATTACTAAAAATCAAAAATTGGAAATCTACAAGAAGTTACAAGGATTTACAGTTTATAAAGACGGAAGGGTTACATATTAGCCCTTCCTTTTTGATGGAGGTTTTTTAGATGTTAGAAAAAATAAAAAGAAAGAGAAAAAATAACAAATTTGACATTATCAAGCCTAAAACAATAGATGAGCTTATTCAAAAATATGATTTAGAAAATACAGATATATACGATTATTTGGATTATCTTGCAGACAATGTAATAAATATTACCGATTTTAATAGTTTGGTTGAAGAAACTGAACAAAGAAGTGCATATTCAACAAATGAAATAAAAATTGGAACATGGGTTGACGGAAAAGCGATTTATAGAAAAGTGTTTCCAGTTACACTATCAAGTGCATACAACAATTCAGATACTGCTATTGCTAATTCAATCATATCAGATTTAGATGAACTAGTTTTTTTACATGGAACATTAAAAAACGACTATGGTAACTGGTTTCCTGTAACAAGAATAAATCCAAATGGAAACACAAGCATAGCAGTTGGTGTTTATTACAATAGTCAACAAGGAATTGTTCTTAGTATAGGCCAGTTATCAATAAGTAATAGTTCAAAGGCATACTTAATCGCAGAATATACAAAAATAAATTAAAGGGAGGGAAAAATATGGAACCAAAAGAAGTAGATATTGAATTTCCACGTGGTGATACTTTTGCATATGGTTTTCACCTAGTGGACAAAAATAAGGAACCTGTAAATATAGTTGATGGTCAAACTGAGATTTATTTTACGGTTAAAAAAAATCAAAATACATCTGAGGTTATTTTTCAAAAGAAATTTTCCAGAGATGAAATTAAATTTGATGGAGATGGATTATACCATACGATTATCAATGCTGATGATACAAATCAGCTTAAATATGGAACATATGGCTATGATGTAACTATCAAATCTGGCGAGTTTGTGTCAACACAGATAATTGGAACAATTACATTAACATCAGAGTACACACACAAAGTTAATGAATAGGAGGGGTGAAAATGTTAGATATAGAAGTTCAAGATGTTGTCATTCCAGCATTAAAAGGCGATAAAGGTGACAAGGGAGATAAAGGTGATAGAGGTGAGCAAGGTATTCAAGGAATACAAGGACCACAAGGTGAAACTGGGCCACAAGGACAGCAAGGAATACAAGGTGAACAAGGTATTCAAGGACCAAAAGGTGATACTGGCGAACAGGGACCACGTGGAGAACAAGGAATTCAAGGTGAAAGAGGTGTTCAAGGAGTTGCAGGACCGCAAGGAGAGCAAGGACCACAAGGTGAAGCTGGCCCACAAGGTGTTCCAGGACATACTCCTGTAAAAGGAACAGACTATTTTACATCTGCTGAAATAACAGAGTTTACAAATACTATAACTACAAATGTTAACAACAATATAGGATTAGTTGTAGATTCTATTAATGGAGAGGTGGTGTAGCATATGGGAACAATAAGTGATAAATTAACATACTTAAATGGAACTAAAACAGCTATAAAAAATGCAATAATAGAAAAAGGTGGGACGGTAGGAAATAACGACACATTTAGAAGTTATGCTAATAAGATTAGAAGTCTGCCATCAGGTCAAGCAAATTTACAAAACAAGGTTGTAAATCCAAGTATCCAGCAACAAGTTATATCAGCTGATATAGGGTATGATGGATTGAACCAAGTTACAATTAGTGCTGTAACAAGTGCTATTGATAACAATATACAAGCTAATAATATAAAGAAAAATGTGTCGATATTAGGAGTTACAGGCACATTAGAAGCATCTACGGGAGGGGTAAAATTATTTGAAACTGTTGATGAGATGCAACAAGATGAAACAGCACAAGATGATGACATTGCGATTATACTTGGAGAACGAATGTATAACTGTTGCGAAGACAGTTTTTTTTCAAGTGTGGTATTTCCTAAAGAAGTAGAATTTAGCGATAGTGTATCTCTAGATTTCTTCACGGCCTTTCACCCGAAATCAGTAGATATGGGCAGTTGTGAAATAAATGTAACTTGGAATGGTATGGAAATAACTTTTGATGTGAATGACGGAGATACAGAAGAAAGTATTCTATATGTAAGTTCTGATGGGTGTCATTATGTAAGAGATGATTCAATTGATGATGATATAACAATAAATTTTTCTTCAAAGATTTGCCATGATAACCTTTTTTATTGGGACGATAAACTTGGCAATTTTATGCAACTAAATGGAAAAAGTTTTGAAGGGGTATATAAATATAGTAGTGAAGGGGGATACGAACCATTAGAGACACAACTAGATGCAACGGTTGATGATGTAGAAAGTGCAAAAGTGTTTTATGGAAAATATGGGGTTCAAACAGGAATGGCATCAACTGAAAAATTTGTTATTCCAGCATCAGCAGATTCAAATAGATGTCCTTTAATATTACGAGCTGGAACATCACTTAACCTTGATTTGTTTGATTTTAGTAACGCAACCACCTTAGCTAGAATGTGTCAAGAAAATCAAGAGCTAACGGATATTACATTTACTCCAAATACAAATCTTTCAAGGTGTGTAAATCTTGATTCTGCATTTAGCTATTGCCCACTTAACAAAGAAAGTATAAAAAAAGTTATAGAAATGTGTTGTATAGTCAACAATGACGGGTATGTATCTACAAAAAGATTAAATAGAATTTGCAATTGTAGTTCTTCTGTAATAAGTGAAATACAGGCAGAGGAACCAGAACTGATTAATGAGTTTTCGAGCTTAGGTTGGGCTTTTAACTAAGGAGGAAAAGGAATGGACGAAAAATATATTGAAATAATAATACAAAACCAACAAAGTTGTAAATCAGCACATCACCGAATTGATAATCTAGAAAACATGGTACAAACAATACAAGATCTTGCAGTATCTGTAAAAGAAATTGCAATGGAAACCAAAAAGAACAGAGAAGATGTAAATAAGATAGATTCACGACTAGAAGAGATTGAAAAGAAACCAGCGAAAAGACAGGAAGATTTAATAAAAACAATAATAACTCGGAATTGCAACAGCAATTCTGGGTTTTATTATTGCCAAAATAGGAGGTTGATAATATGAAACCTTTTGAACAATTATTAACAAATATAGCAAATTTGTTTAAAGTTAAAACAATATTAAGCTTAGTAGTAGTAATAACAACATGCGTATTAACAATAAAAGGAATAATAGACGTGGTTGCATTTATGTCAATGGCAACTGCTATTGTTACATATTATTTTACAAGAAAAGATGATAATAAAGAGGAATGAGGTGTTGTTTATGAGCAGAGTATTACAAAACAAAGGAAATGTAATTACCCAGCATTATGGGAATAAAGGACATAGTGGTGTAGATGTAGTAGGAACAGGACACACAGCAGATTATGTAGTAGCACATAGTGATGGTAAAGTAATTTGGTGTCAAAAAGGTCAAGGAAATAATCCTGGTAGTAGCGGTAATTTAAGCTATGGTAATTGTATTAAAATAAAACATAACAATGGATATTACACATTATATGCACATTTACAAAGTACAGATTTATGTGTAGGACAAATTGTTAAAAGAGGACAGGTTCTAGGTTATATGGGAAACAGTGGAAACTCTTATGGAACACATTTACATTTTGAAGTATTTAATCAAAACAACCAAAGAATAAATCCAGAGCCATATTTAGATGCAGATTTACCAGGGGAAACTTCAGATTGCACAGGAACAATTACATATCAAGTATATTCTAATGGAAGATGGTATGAAGAAGTAAACAAATGTGATAGCACAGCCAATGGTTATGCTGGAGATGGAGTTAACTTTATTAGCGGACTACGTGCTAAGCCACAATACGGAGAAATCATTATACAAAGTCATCAACTTAATGGAAGTTGGCTTTCAGAAATAAATAGTAAAGACTATGTTGTCAATGACACCACAAATGGTAATTCATATTCTGGAATATATGGTCAACCAATAGATGCTGTAAAAATACGTTCCACAAAAGGTTATGTGGATTACAGAGTTAAAACTAAAAAAGGTTGGCTTCCATGGGTTCACCAAGACAATGATTATGCAGGTAACTTTGGAGAACCTATTTTAGGTATTCAAATGAAATAGTAAAAAAATACATTGACTTTTTATCAAATATATTTTATATTAAATAAGAAGAAAGTTTTTATTTGTATTTTTTGACAACACGATTGACAACGCAAGAAACGAAAAAAACGAAAAAAACAATAAAAAACGGACTTCAATAAAAAGTTGAAAAAATTGATTAAAGGCTTGAAATCAAGCAAAAAACAAGACATATGCTTACGTAGCTCAGTCGGCAGAGCACTACCTTGGTAAAAAAACAGCCACAACTGTGTAATCGGTTGTGGCTGTAAGTGTTTTTTAAAGTATGTATATGCTTTGACAACATTTATGACAACGTCTTATCAATATAATCATTAATTTGTTGTCTTGCATTTTCTCTTGTTTCGTCCAAATGGGTATAGATATTATATACCATATCAGCACTAGAATGTCCCATAAGTTCTTGTGCTTTTTTTATTTTTATATTGGCATAGTAAAGCATAGTACAATAAGAATGTCTAAGCTGATGATATGTAAATTTTATTTCAGTTTTATGGTTTTTATTTAAGGAGTATAAAAAGCTTTCTAAATGTCTTCTAACCGCTGTTTTAGATAGCATAGTATTAGGTTCAGTTTCTTTTGAGAAAAGGTAGGGGATACCGATTTTTTGCCTTTCTTGTATTTCCTCTTTCAAAGGTTTAATAATAATCTTAGGTAGTGGTATAGTTCTTGATTTAAGGTTCTTAGTTGCTTTAACAACTGCTTGGTTATTAATAAATGTTACAGCTTTATTAATAGTTACAGTATTCCTATTCAAATCAAAATCTGTTAATAAAATAGGAACAGCTTCCTCTAAACGAATACCAGTATATCTAATTAACAAAATAAATAGCCCATATTTGTGTTTTTGACATTCAGCAACAACTAACCTGTCTGTGCTAACAGAAAGTGGTTTTCGCTCATTCTGAACGAATTTAGGAGTATCAATATTATTGGCAACATTTTTATATATGATGTCATTATGGATAGCATCTTCTAAAATTCTCTTTATAGTTGATACAGTTCTTTTGATTATATCTTTTTTACCTTTATCAGCCATGTGTTTAACAATTTCTTGAATATGATATGCTTTTATATCTTTAATTTTTTTCATACCTATTTCAGGGTATATGTGGTTTTTGAGCATATTTCTAATATTGACTTGTGTTGCGTGTTCTTTCATAGATATTGTTCGCTCAAACCAATTCTCAGCATATTCTTCAAACCTAATATTGGGATTTGATGAGATTGTGCCATGTGATCTATTTACTTTATATTCAGCAATCATTAAATCTAATTCTTTTTCAGAAGTAGAATAAAAATATTTGCGTTTACCGTTAATACTTAATGTGGCGACATATCTACCGTCTGCACGTTTAGTATATTTTGACATAAAAAAATACCTCCAACTTTTTCAAATTATTTTAAATAAACACTTGAAAAGTGAAAGCATTATTGATAGAATACGAATGCAATCACCTTCGGGTGTTTGTACCTGGATAATGTTCTGAGTCGCAAAATTCTTAACATTATCCTCTTTTTTTATGTTAAGTATTATATAATAAAAAATAAAAATATGCAAGAAAAAAATAAAAGCTGTTCAGTTTTATGAACAGCTTTTTATTTTCACATCTCTTAAATATGACAATAATTTATTATTAATATTGTATTGATATAATATTTTTTCTGATTCAGAAGGACTTTTAATTTGATTGGTAATAAAATCATCTAGGTCATTTAGCATATCCTGATTATCGATAACATGAAAATCTAAAATAGGAACATCTAGTGTTATAGTGTTTTTTAAAAAGATTTTTAAAAATTTTCCAGACAAGGAGATACTTTCTATATTGTGTAATTTGGAATAATCAAACTTATGAATAGAATCAATAGTTCGTAATTCTAGTAAACTTTCAATAGATTTTTTATGTTCTTCATCAGCATGAATCTTATGGTAATAGTTTAGAACATACCCTAAAATAAAAATACAAAAGGCAAAACTTAAAAAGGTGTAGTTAGCGTCTATTTTTTCATCGGTAAATAAACTTGTTATGAAGCAAGGTAAATCATAAACTAGACACCAAAAAGCAATAAAGCAAAGAATGTAAAAAGTGAAAAGAATTGTTTTATCAATTATATTTTTCATAAAATCATCTCCTATCAAAAAACACCCTATATGTTTTATATAGAGTGCTAATATTTAATTTTGTTAAATTTATATAAAACATTTCTGTTTATATAGCTTCACCTTTTCCTAAGTTTTTCTTTTTATATTTTAAAAAATCTATAAAAATCTTAATGTCATTAATTTCGTTTGATGTTAAATTTTGAGTATCTATACAAGGTTGTTTTACTTTTCTGTCATTAGATGTACCTAGAAGATAGTCAGTAGTGCAACCAAAGTATTTAGCAAATTTTATTTTAGTATCATCATCTGGTTCTCTGAGGTTTTTTTCGTACATGGCAATAGAGCTAGTGGACATAGACATAATACTAGCTAATTCTTTTTGGCCTAAATTTTTTTCTTCTCTTAAAATTTTTAATCTCTCGCCTAACATACTTAACCTCCCATAAGTTTATTATATCACAAAATGTGCAAAAAAAGAAACACAAATGCACGAAATGTGATAAAATATTAAAAAATGTATTGACAAATTCACGAAACGTGATAAAATGAAATCACAAAACGTGATAAAAGGAGGCTGAAACATGGAAGAATTAAAGAAATTTAGGACAAGCAAAAGATACACAATGCATGAGTTTGCTGGACTGATTGGCGTATCTCTTTCTCTATATTCCAAGGTTGAAACAGGACAACGTAAACCAAGTAGGCAATTTGTTGAAAAATTAAAGAAAAAATTTCCAAGCTTTAATGCAAATAAATTATATTAAATATCACATAATGTGAATTTGTAAAAATGATAAAAATAAACAATAAATGCGACTCAGAACAGAATTTGAAAGGGGTGATACTATGGCGACAAATATATTAAGTCCAAAAAGAACTAAATATGTAAGCGTAAAAGAATTTATGGAAATTTTTAGTTTAAAGCAAACAAAAGCTTATGAGCTAGTTAATGAACCTGGATTTCCAAAAATGAGATTAGGAGAAAAGCTTATAAGAATACCATTAGAGGAAGCAATGGAGTACATAAATAAAAAATATAACTAGGAGGTGAATAAGATGACAGATACAGAAGTGATAAGGAAACAAGCTGAAAAAATATTAGAACTAATTGAAAAAAATGAAAAGCTAGGTGACCTTGTTATGGAATGGCAGGATTTACATGCTAGTAGAACAGAAGAATTAAATAATGCTGAAGCAAGATGCACAGATTTTGCTAGAAAGATAAAAGCAATAGAAGACGAAGTTAATAACTATCAATTCGACAGTGCAACTAATTTACAAAACAAAATAAAAACAATCTTGATGTCTGGCAACGAGGAAGAAGCAAAACATCAAGATTAACATGAATCCAAAGCTACTTAGGTAATAGCTTTGTGTATATTATAACAAATAATTTAAAAAAGAAAAGGGGTAATTTTATGAAAATAGATGAAAAAAGATTTAATGATTTAACAAAAGACATGGATAGTAAGGAGCTTGATAAGATGTTTACATTTTTAGCAGACTTGTTTGAAGACGGTCGTCCTGCTGTAAAAATGATGTCAACGAGTCATAAACTTTTAAACCTAATTCAAGAAGATCTAGATAAGATAACAGATATAGAAAAAGTAGAAGATATGGATATTAAAGCAAAAAAATATACAGAGGCATTATGCCAATGTATAGAAATTATTGAAAATTTTGAAAAAGAGGAATTATAGATGGAAGAAACAACAGAAATATATGACCAATACTATGACAAATATGAAAAAAGTTTTGATTATGACAGCTATTATGAATACTTAGCTGAAAGAGACGATAGAAACTGGGAGGATTAATATGGAAGAAGTAAAAAAGCCAGCAGACTTAACTGATAGAGAACTAATTAGTGAGTTAGATTATGCTAACAGAATGAATAAATTTTACTATGCAAGAAAAGAAGAACTTATGAAAGAAGTTGAAAGGAGAGCTACAGATGTTTAGAGATTTGAGAGCAGACGAAATAGAGTGTAAAGTAGCTCAAATTAGCGATAAAGGATTATCTTTGTTGTTATATAAAACAGCAAGAACTGATATGCAAATACTAGATGAAGTGGTTACACCATACAACTGGAAATGTGAGTATCAAGAAATAAAAAACAATATGTATTGTGGAATTTCTATTTATGACACAAACAAAAAAGAATGGATTACAAAGTGGGACTGTGGAGTTGAATCTGCCTTTGGAGATAAAGAAAAAGGTGAGGCATCTGATGCTTTTAAAAGAGCAGGTTTTAAATGGGGAATAGGAACAGAATTGTATACAGCACCATTTATCTGGATTCCAGCAGATATGTGCAACATAAAAACAGATAGTAAAGGTAAACCAGTTTGCAGAGATAAGTTTATAGTTTCAAATATTGAGATTAAAGACAAAGAAATAGTAAAGCTTACTATAGCAGATTTAACGACCAAAAAGTATGTATTTGTTTATAGCAAAGGAGAAATCAAAGATGCAACTAACAGGAGCAGTGAGTGATATTAGTTTAGACTTTAAAACTAATAAAGCAAAAATAACACTACTAGTCAACGAACGAGAATGCTTAAATTCAATTCAAAAACTAAAAGATGACAAATTATCTATTGAGATAAAAAAACAACGAAATAAACGCAGTCTTGATGCAAATTCATACTGTTGGGTTCTATGTGACAAGGTTGCTAAAGAACTAAGCAAAGAAACAGTGGTTACAAAAGAAGATGTTTACAAAGATGCAATTTTACAAATTGGTAGATTTGAACCAGTAATTGTAACTGAAGTTGCTTACGATAATTTTAAAAGAATATGGGAAAACCAAGGACTAGGCTTTCTAGTCCAGGAAGTATCCCATAAAGATAAATGTGTAAGAGTTAACTGCTATTATGGTAGTTCTACATATGACACAAAAGAGATGTCTTTGTTAATTAATTTGTTGGTAGATTTAGCTAAGCAATATGAAATTGAAACAAAAACAAAGGCAGAAATAAACAGTTTGTTAGATTCGTGGAGGTAATAAATGGAAGGCTGGGTAAAGACATATAGAAAGATTTTAGATAATCCAATAATTTGTAAAGATGCTGAGACATATGCAATATGGTCTTATTTATTGTTAAATGCAACACATAAAGAAATGCCAGCTATGTTTAAAGGGAAAAAAATCATACTTCAACCTGGTCAATTAATAACAGGAGTAAAAACGATAGGTGATAAATTTAAAATCAACAAAGATAAGGTACAACGTACGCTAAAGTGCTTCGAAACTGATAAACAGATTAATCAAGAAACAAGTTCTCGAAACAGGCTCATATCAATAGTAAACTGGGGATTGTATCAAAGCAGTGATAAGCAAATTGATAAACAAATGATAAACAAATGCGAAACCAGTGATAAACCAGTGATAACAAACAAGAATGAAAGAAATAAAGAAATATATTATTATTTTATTAATAAATATAAAAGCAACGAAAAAGATTTTTTCAAGCAGAACAAAATTATAAGTCAAATGAGAAATGATGAAAAATGGGACGAGCTTACATGGGAACAACAACTAGATTTACAAACAGCAATATTTTTTAATGAGGTGATATAAATGAAAAGATATAGCATTTTAAACAACCTAGATTATTGCTACTTTTGTGGAAGACCAGCTGAATGTACTCATGAAGTGTTTTTTGGAATAGACAGACAAGCATCAATAAAAAATGGATTTTGTGTAGGCTTATGCCATGCACACCATAATTTAACAAACGATTCAGTACACTTGAATAGAGATATGGACTTAGAATTAAAGCAGTTATACCAAGGAGAATACGAAAAAGAACATACAAGAGATGAGTTTAGAAAAATTATATCAATGAGTTACTTATAGGAGGCAACAAATGAATTGCAAATTAATATTAGGAGATTGCAAAGAATACATGAATAAATTAGATAAAAATAAAATTATTATAGTAACTGATCCGCCATTTAATATTAAATATAAATATAATACATACAAGGATAATTTGCCTAAAGATGAATATGTAGAAATGCTTATTTCAGTATTAGATGGATTTAAAAGCGTCGTTGTTTTATATCCTGAAATGCTACATGAATTAAGCGTTAATAAAAAAGAGGCACCTAAAAAAATAGTTTCTTGGGTATATAACTCAAATACAAATAAACAACATAGAGATATTGGCTTTTATAATATTAATCCTGATTTTAGAAAGGTACGACAACCATATAAAAATCAGAATGATAAAAGAATAAAAAGATTACTTGCTGAAGGTAAAACAGGAGCAAAATTATATGACTGGTGGGAAGTGCAACAAGTAAAAAATGTCAGTAAAGAGAAAACAGAACACCCATGCCAAATGCCTTTGGAAGTTATGAAGAAGATTATTGGAATTTTACCAGAGAGTTATATAATATGCGATCCGTTTATGGGGAGCGGAACAACAGGGGTTGCTTGTAAAGAGTTAAATAGAGATTTTATAGGGATTGAATTAGACGAAAAGTATTTTAAAATAGCAAAAAAAAGAATAAAAGGAGAATAAATGAAAGAAATATGGAAAGATATTATAGGTTATGAAGGCAAGTATCAGATTTCTAATCAAGGCAATGTAAAAAGCCTTAACTATAATAATACCAAAAAGGAAAAAGTATTGAAACCAAAAGTGAATAGATATGGATACTATGAAATTAAGTTATCCAAAAACAATAAAACAAAAAACTTCTTAGTTAGTACTCTAGTCGCACAAGCATTTCTAAAAAACAATAATTCAGACAAAGAAGTTATGCACATTGGTGATACTAAAGACAATAGTGTAGAAAATCTTAAATATGGTTACAGAAGTGAAATTTTACATCTAACTTATAAAAAAGGGAATCGCCCAGGGAAACCATCTCGATACAAGTTCAGTTATAATGATGAACACTATGTAAAAATAAGTGAGTTAGCACATAAGCATAACATTCCAGTACATTTATTACATAATAGATTAGAAAGAGGTTGGACTCTAAAAGAAGCAGTTGAAATTCCAAAGGAAAGAAAGCAAAGAATGCTCAATGTTACATTGTATGAGTATCAAGGAAAATTGATGTCAGTTAAACAAATATCACAAAAATATAATATTAATACAAAAACAATATATAAAAGGTTAAATAGCGGTTGGTCTATTGAAGAAACAATAGAAATACCACTTGCAAAAAGAAAGGAAAAACAAAAATGAATTATAGATATGAAGGCGAATATGAAAGTGCCAAAAAAAGGAACAGACAAGAAGTATGTGAGTATATTTTAGAACAAGAATATGGAAATACAATATCAGATGTAGATCTAGCAAAAATATTAGAATACAACATCAATGATGAATTAGAGTTTAGAAAATACAAAAGCATGATGAATAAGGTTAGAAATTTCTTACTACAATATGGTTATGTCTTAAAATCTGTTTCAGGTGTAGGATATTATATATTAAAACCATCACAAGTAACAAGACATTGCTATCACACATACATAAAACATGCAAGTAGATTATATGACAAAAGTGCATATGTTTTGGATAGAACTGATAAGACAGAGTTAAGTGATGAGAGAATGGAAGAAATTAAAAATATGATGGATTTAAACAAACAGCTAATAGACAATGTTGAAAAAACAATAGTTGAATCAAAATATTATTCAAGAAAAGATTATTATGACAGTCTAAATGATTAGAGATAAAGACAACATAAAATGTTTTAATTAGGAGGCAAAAGATGAATTATCAACTTACCATAAATGAAAAAGCACTAGGAAAGGAAAGACCAAGATTTAACATGTATCAAAAAAGAACATATACCCCTACAAAAACAAAAAACTATGAAGAGACAATAAAGTATATGTTTCAACAAAAATATGGTAAAAAAACCAATCCTAGTGAAAATGAAATATATATCAAGATAGATGCTGTATATGCACCACCTAAAAGTTATAGCAAAAAGAAAAGGCAAATGCTTATAGATGGACAAGTTGGTTATACACAAAAGCCAGATTGTGACAATATAGCAAAAGCTGTTTTAGATGCTCTTAATGGTGTTGTATGGAAAGACGATAAGCAGGTAGTAGGTTTATTAATTTTTAAAGCTTATGGTGAGGAAGACAAGATAAATATTGAAATAAGAGAGGTAGATTAATGAATAGAGCAAAAAGACGAGAACTAGCTAAGAAGATCAACACACCACAAAAATTAGAACGTGTTGTTGATGAAGTCACTAAGGCGAAAACACAAGAGATACAAAACACATATAACAAGAAATTAATTGATTACATAGAGGTATTCGTAGTCATGATGTGTTATGTTCTAGATTTAGAGGAGATACCAAAAGAAAGAATACCACAGATAGCAAGTCGAGTGTTATTCAATATTGACAGTTTCAGAACTGGAGAATTGGTACCTGCTGATTATGATGCTATTAAGAAAGAAATTGAAGATATGGGGGTTAAATTGTAATGAAAATATTAGAAAAAGTGACGTATGTATTTTATGGAATAAGCATGATATTTAATTTGTATTTAGGAATTAAAACAAAGGATTCTGACAAACTTTGCATAGCATTATGGATATTTAATACTGCAATAATGTTTATGTTGTATAGAAAAGAAGAGAAGTTTGGAGATGAAAGAGTGGAATGGAGAAATGAATTTATAAAAAAATTATTAAGTGATAATCTTGCAAACTTAGAAGAGGACAAACACTGTTGCATTCATTATAAGAATAAAAAGCCAGAGATTTTATATGCACCAAGAAAGCTACTTACAGAAAAGTTTAAAAAAGTAGAAGAAGCTAAAAAGATTGCAAGTAACATTATTGGCTGTGAATATGTAGATGGAAAAAATTTAGAAATTGATGGCCAATATGTTGCAGGTGTCTATATTGATGATTTAGAAATGATGACACAAAGACATGAAATGGTAATAATTAATGAAATAGATGGACTAGATCGTGCTACTTGTGAAAAGATAATTAAGTATTTGAAAGAGGACAATGAATTTACAGCAGAGTTAAAAAAATACGAGCTTATCTAGGAGGGTAACTTATGCAAAAAACTAACTGTCCAAATTGTGGAGCACCAATAAAACATTATTATAACTATAATTGTGAATATTGTGGAACTTTTCTAAACAATCTAGAAAATATGTCAAAATTTTTAGAAGAAAAGGAAATTACAGATATACAAGTTAGTATAGAGAGAAGTTTTAGAACATTTGGTTATGAAATTATGGTAACAGGAATTGCAAGGGATACATTTTATTATTGCAAAGAATATGATCCAAATGGTGTTATGGTTGTAGATGATATATGCAATGCAACTAGATTGGGCTTTAAATTCTTATTAAAAATGGAATATATACATAATAGAACTTTTAAGGAAACAGTAGAGGTTATTAAAAAATACATTCCACCAGAATTTAAAAAGTGTGAGAATTATATTTTACAAAATATTATTATAAAAGCAGTAAGTTACAACTATATCATTGATGGGAGATGGAGATAATTGAGTGAAATTGACATAGGAGAAACAATTAAAAACAATATTGACTATTGGAAAAATCTATATTTTGAAGAACGAGAAAAACGAAATGACGTCGAAGAAAAACTTAAAATAACGGTTGCAATAATAACAAGAGGAATGTATCCAGAGCAAAACGAAGGGGACAATGATTTCGATAGGCAGTTTGTTCTTATACGAAAAGATAGAATAAAAGAGTTAATAAAGAAACATGAAAAAGCAAGAGATTTAGCAGGAGAACAATTAACAACCACACAAATTATTGCAGATACTGATAGCTTGAATTATGGAAGAATAGAAGCTCATAATGTTGCAATAAAGGATTTTGAAGAATTATTGGAGGAAAAATAAAATGTGTGAATATTGTGAAAAAGATAGCGAATTATATAATGATTGGTGTAACTCGCATACAGTAATTTTAAAAATGACAAAATTTCCGGAAAATAAAACTAAAATTGGAATAGATTTATATTGTAATTGTTCAGATACAAGCTTTTTAGATTACATAGATATAAATTATTGCCCTCTATGTGGCAGAAAGTTAGGTGAGTAGATGAAAGATGCAGATGTGATGTTTTATGAATTAGGTTATACACAACATATTGATGGAATAGGTAATATAGATTTTTATAAATATGAGACTGTATTATGCACAGATGACA